AAAAAATAATTTTAGAAACAGAGTCTTTCAGTATTAAAATAGGGTATAAAATTGATAATAAATTACCAATTGGCTTGATACGGTTACAAGATCATGCTATAATTAATACAGTATCAAACACTAACAATTTAGATTATTTCAATCCGCAGTACAAACAAGTATCTGCTAATATTAGGAAAATAGATGGCGTCAGTGACACTACTGATTAAAGATGAAGTTAATGTCAAGTTAGAAGGACTTGAGTTAAACGAGCGTAAAGAACTAACTAACAAATTCAAATTTGAAGTACCTGGTGCTAGATACATGCCAGCGGTTAGACTAGGTCGATGGGATGGTAAAGTTGGATTCTTTCAACTAGGTGGTTCAACTTATATTAACCTACTTCCAGAAATACTTCCTTATCTAGAAAGTCAAGGATATGGCGTTGATGTTGAAGACCTAAGAGAATACCAAACTCAGTTTACACTAGAACCTGTAGAAGAATCAAGTTACAGTCATGTCAAGTGGCCAGACAAACACCCAATGGCAGGTGAACCTATCATGTTACGTGATTATCAGGTTGAAGTTATTAATAAGTTTTTAGAACATCCTCAGAGTATACAAGAAATTGCTACAGGTGCAGGTAAAACTCTATGTACAGCAGTGCTGAGTCATAGATGTGAGGAACATGGCAGAACTATTGTTATTGTGCCAAACAAAAGTCTAGTTACACAGACAGAAGCAGACTATATCAATATGGGCCTAGACGTAGGTGTGTACTTTGGTGACCGTAAAGAATTTGGACGTACACATACTATCTGTACTTGGCAGAGTCTAAACATTTTACTAAAAGGATCACGTAATCATGAAGTAGACATTACAATAGGTGAGTTCCTACAAGACGTAGTCTGTGTTATGGTAGATGAAGTACACATGGCCAAAGCAGATGCCTTAAAAACTTTATTAACTGGTGTTATGGCACATGTTCCTATACGTTGGGGACTGACTGGCACTATACCTAAAGAAGAATATGAGCGTATGAGCCTGTTATGTTCAATAGGATCTATAGAAGGTAAACTGTCAGCCAGTGAACTACAAGACCAAGGAGTTCTTGCAAACTGTCATGTTAATGTGCTACAATTAAAAGACTACACAGAATATAAAAACTATCAAGATGAACTACGCTATCTATTAGAAACAGAAGGAAGATTGGATTATATAAGTAATTTAATAAATCAAATAAAAGAATCAGGTAATACATTGGTGTTGGTTGATCGTATTGCCCCAGGTCAGGAACTAGTTAAACGTATTAAAGATGCAGTATTTGTATCAGGTGCAACCAAAGCAAAGGATAGAAAAGATGAATATGACGAAGTTGCAACTATGGATGGAAAAGTTATTGTCGCCACGTATGGTGTTGCCGCTGTTGGTATTAATATTCCTAGGATTTTTAATCTTGTTCTCATTGAGCCTGGCAAATCTTTTGTACGTGTTATTCAGTCAATTGGTAGAGGCATTAGAAAGGCTGAGGATAAAGATTTTGTGCAGATTTGGGATATAACATCAACCTGTAAGTTTGCCAAACGTCATTTGACAAAACGCAAACAATTTTATAAAGAAGCAAACTATCCATTTGTGGTAGAAAAAACGGAGTGGCAGTGAAAAAACTTTTAATAAACGGTTGTTCATTTACTGCTGGAACTGGATTTGAAGGCGAGAAAGAAAATCCAAAAATATGGCCAAATTTATTACATAAAGAATATTTTTCAAATTATGAATTAACAAATATAGCAGAACCAGCAAGAAATAATGAATGGATATTCCATACTACAGTTTCTGCCCTAATAAAAAATCATTATGACAATGTTATTGTAGCATGGACAGCCATACCAAGATATAATGTGCCAATTGGATTAGAATTGTATACAACCTGGAGTCAACTTTGGGAAAATAAAAGAGTTATAGGAACGCATGAACATGGTGAATTGTCGGCAGAATTTTTATCTGATTTAGGAAACAATCTTAGACGTTTACATAATGACCATTGGGACATCCTAAAATTAGTTCAATATGTAAATTTATTAGTTGAAATTCAAGAAAAAAGAAATGGTAAAATTTGTTTTGTTAACAGCCTTTGTCCATGGTCACGAAACTTTTTTAAATACAATAAATCAATTACTGTTAAAGAGTTAAGTAATTTTGAGAAAAATATGTTTAATGCCGATAGTAGAAGTGATACTGAAGTTATTGAATTATATAATATGGTGCACCGGCAATATGATGATAATGGCGGGATACACGCAAATAAATGGGTAAACTTATACAAATCATTGCTACGTCTGAGGATTGATCAAATTAAAGATGAAGATTTTCACCCAGGGCATAAAAGTCAATATGTATTTGTAAAAGAAATTAAAAAATATCATGAGAATATCTAAATGAAAAGACTTTTAATAATTGGCGACTCATTGAATGATGGGTTTGGATTTGATGGAGGGAAAGAAGACCCAAGAATATGGCCTAATCTTTTAAACAAATCTTTTCCTGACTATGAATTTATAAACAAAGCACAAGGCGGAAGAAATAATCAATGGGTATTTCATCAGGTAGCAACAAACATATTAAACGACGATTACGATGTTGTTCTTGCATGTTGGGGGAGGTACCCAAGATATAATATACCAGTTGGGTTAGAGACATACAAAACTTGGACTATGCTTTGGGAAGATAAACAACCAGTAGGTACAAACCAGCACGGAACAGTGTCTATAGAATATTTAGATGATATAGGACAAAAACTTTTATACTTACACAATGATCACTGGGACGTTTTAAAAATAGTAGAATATACAAACATATTAACAAAACTACAAGAACAAAATAACGGCAAAATGTTTTTTGTTAATGGAGATTGTATGTGGGAACCTGGATTCTTTGATTATGATATATCTAAGATTCATAATTTATCAAATTTTGAGAAGAAAATGTTTAATGCAGACAATCGCAGTGATCTAGAGATAATAGATCTCTACAATATGATTCATCGACACTATAAACGAGCCGGAGGTATTTATGAAAATCAATGGTTAAATTTATACGATCCTGTTATTAATTATCAAGTAGATGAAGTAGTCGACGATAGGCATCCAGGCCCTATTAGTCAAACATTAATTGCAAAACTTTTAGAAGTTAAACTTAAAGAAAACTTATGAGAATATGAGAATACTAACCTTAGAAAATCAAGCATTTGAAATGAACGAAATACCAGACGAAGTAGATGATCTACGCTTTGGTATATTAGACAACAGTGATCCTAAAAATCCAGATTACTTTTTTATTCCTTTAATATTTTTAGAATCATTTAATGCACCTGCATTGGTACTGCGTATAGGTGAAGAAACAGTTAGAATGCCAGCAGATTGGCAAATACTAATAGGTGAAGCAGAGTTTGGTGATTTAGAAGTAATGCCATTGACATCAATCAATGACAGAGGATTTTCAGCATATACATTTAATCAACTGTCAAGTTTTAAACCCAAATTTCTGCCTATAGAAATAGTAGACATTTATCAAGATGTCAAATGGTATTTTCCAAAACTAAGACCAGGACAACTATTAAGTGTGCCTATATCTGAAGGTTTAGAACCTTTGTGTGCATATTTTGTTAAAGATATATCAAGACAAAGTGAAGTAGTGGACTATGGCAAAATCTTCTGAATCAGCATACATTTATGAATCACCTGACAAAGGTAGAACTGTGTTTAGACATGAGTTAGGTAAACCAGAAACTAAGGAGTTATACAAAGTGGGCGACGAATACTTAGATGATCATGAACAAATGGAAATAGACTTTGGTGAACATTATCAAAATCCATCCTATACAGAATGGACATGGTGGGACGATCAGACTGAATGGCAAGATATGAAAAAAGTTGCCAAGGACCATCCTGCTTTACAAGCGGCCATTGATCATGCTATAATGATATATAAGTTAAGTAAAGAAGAAAATAACGATGATGACGGAGTACCATTTTGAACCCAGGACAATTTAAACAAAAGAAAAAACGTAAAGTTGATCCAGATAGACCAAGACCCAACTTATTCAGTCACGAAAAGAAACTGAAAGAGAATCAAGAAACAGTTGATGGTCTACGTGCAACAGTAGAAGATCAACGTAGACAAATTGAACGTTTACAGAATAGGCTTAATACATTAGAAAGCACAGTAAACATTATTGGATATTCAATTAGGAAACGATGAATACAGACCCTTTATACATTGGTAATGAAATGGCGGCATTTGATCGTAAAGATCGTGCTTACTATGATAAATTCACTGATGAACAAAAGAAAAAGTTTTCAACATATCTAATGTTGAAGTATGGTGCTAACGTAGGTGGCAACAGTGATCTGCAGGCCTACTACTTAATGGCTACTAATGAACGTGTTAATAAACATTTCTTTGATATTAACAAGCATACTAAACTACAGTGGTTAACCTGCACCACAGTATCACCTGGTATGGGTAAGCAATATCACTATTGGCAAAAAGCAAAGAAAAAAGAGGGGGATAATAAGAGTCAGAAGTTTTTGGCTAAACTGTATCCTAATATGAAACAAGACGAAATAGATTTATTAGCGAAACTCAATGATAAACGAGATCTTAGAGACATGGCGAGAGAACTCGGATACGATGACAAGTCAATCAAAGCCGAACTATAACTGCAAGTATTGCGGAAAGTCGTATCGTAGAGAATCAACTCTGGCGGCTCACATGTGTGAGTCTAAACGCAGACAACAACAAGAAAAAGAAGTTGGAGTCCAACTTGGACTTCAGGCTTATCTACGCTTTTATGAAATGACACAGGGTTCTGCTAAAATGAAAACATACAAGGACTTTGCTGACTCACCTTACTATAATGCTTTTGTTAAATTTGGCAGACACTGCGTTGGTATCAGAGCAGTAAACACCAAAGCGTTTATTGAATGGGTTATTAAAGAAAATAAAAAATTAGATCATTGGTGCAAAGAAGCAGTATACGCAGAATATCTCGCAACATATATTCGCAAAGAAGCAGTACAAGATGCACTGGAACGTGCTTTAACTGAAATGCAGGAGTATGCAGATGAAACAGAATCCCTGGCTGGATTTCATGATTACTTTAGGTTTGGTTCCTCTAACCGTATTATACATCATATTGTTAATGGTAGGATTAGTCCTTGGATTGTTTTTAACTGTGATAGTGGCATTGAGTTTCTTGATAGACTTAATGAAGAACAAATTGCTATGTTAATGCCACACATAGATCCAGAATATTGGCAACGCAAATTTAAAGATTATCTAGCAGATACTGAATGGTTAAAAATAATATTAAAAGAAGCAGGACTATGACAGTAAAGTTTAAATCAGACATTGACATTGACTTTGCAGATAGAGAACAGGTATTAGACATACTTGATCTAACTCCAGCCAGTATCATACGCAAAGGCGAAATAGTCAAACACAATACTGGCGTTTATGCCACTGCTATACCTACAGATCCTTTCACAGGATGGGCCAGCATTGACTACGAAGCCGCAGAAGATAGAGGTTATACCAAACTTGATTTACTTAATGTAAATGTCTACAAAGGTGTTAGGGATGAAGAACACCTAGTCAAACTTATGCGTGAACCAGATTGGACTAAACTACGTGATAGAACAGTGTGTGAACAGTTGATACACATTAACAATCACTATGACACTATGTTGAAGATGCCAGAACCCGTAGATTCAATTCCAAGATTGGCCATGTTCTTGAGTGTGATACGTCCAGCAAAAAGATCATTGATAGGTAAGACATGGCGAGAAGTTGCAAAAACAGTTTGGCAGAAACCTACAGATGAAACCTATTACTTTAAACAGGCTCATGCCATTTCCTATGCACAGTTAGTTGTTGTTAATTTGAATTTACTTTGCGAACAAGAGTTATTGAACGACGCTTAGAACGTTTTGCAGATATTTCTTTCAGACTGACATGAG